TCTCTACCTGTTACTGATTCATGATGTAATCTAACCCATTCCATACATGCTTGCGCACCTGATGGTGTAATTGGATCAAATAACGTCATTTGAATTGTATTCCAAAGTGTTTTACCTTTAACGTATCTTGCAACGTTAATATGGTTTAATTGAACTGTACCTTGGGTTAATGAAACAGCTCCCATACCTTTTATTTGGTATGAAGGAATCCCGTCAACATATAGGATAAACCTATTTTGTTGCTTTGGTTCAAATGCTGTATAAAATATTTCGTTCGGGTCTAATACTGCCATTGTTGTTTATTTTATTATAAATATTCTATTCTTTTGTTTTTATTCAGGAAATGTTGCTCCAGTTGGTAAAACGTTGAAATCTAGAATTACAAATTCCGCTGTTTTAGTTGGTTGTAAGTAAATTTGGCCTACTAGCTCATTTCTATCGATTACGTCTGGTGTATTATTGGAAGCATCCATTACTACTTTAAACGCATATAATCCTTGTCTTTGTTGTACTGATTCTAAGTATGGGTTAACTTGTGCCAAGAAGTTATTTCTTGTTGAGTTTGTATTTTGTTCAAATACTAAACCATCTGATACTTGTACAATATAAGATTTTAGTGCTATTAATAATCTACGTACATTTACTCTATCTAAAGCACTTGCTCTTTTCTGTAATGTTTTCTGTCCAAATACTACAACTCCACTTCCTGGGAATGTAGCTATTGGGTTAACATTTGCTTCATATAAAGTATCTCTGTTTCCTGATGTTAATTTTCTTTCTGCTCTTACTACACTTCCTAAAGCACCTCTAACTAAACCTGCTGGTGCGAACCATGGGTCAGCTGATGCGTCTGTAAATGCATATACTGCGGGGATATACGTTGAAGCTGGCGCCCAAACTGTTTGTCCAGTAACCGCGTCGATCGTTTGTAACCATGGCCAGTAAGCAGCGGCATATGAAGTGTCATATGAAGAAGCTTGTGTTGTTACTTGGTTAACTGATGAATTATATCCTATTAAATCAATTACTGCAAGGCAATCTGTTCTGTTTTGAGCTAATGCTACTAAAGAATTAACTTGAGTACCATGATCAACTCCATTTAATCCAGGAGCAGATATTACATTAAATTGATAATCATCTTTATTATTTAATAATGCAATTGTTTGAGTATATCCTGCTGGTGCAATTCCTTGAATGTTTGCTGCAGTGATATTTTCATTAAATTTAGCATCATTGTTTTCAATATTTTTACCTGTAGCGGCTGCAAATGAACCTGATCCTACTAATGGTAAACTTCCTGTAAATTGTGGTTTTACTGAACCATCATTATTGAAATATTGAGGTGTTGGTGTACCAACGCTTTCTACATAAACATAAGCACTTCTACGTGGGTAATTACCATTTGTTTTTACATAATAATCTGGTCCATCACTTTCTACTGTAAAGTATGTGTCTCCAATTACTTTACCTATATAGTTAGGTGCTGTTGGATCCATTGAAAGATTATTATAAGTCTCTAATATTGCTTTTTGGTTGTTAATATCATTACCTCTTCTAATTAGTAATGAAAATTGTCCAGATGATGTATTTGTTGTAGCTATTTCCCATCTTAAGTTATCAGCTGATCCACTTGGTAGAGAACCATTAGCTGTTACTGGGCTGAAACTGTTCATAAGTTCCCCTTCAGAAATAGTTTTTAATACAAAAGATTGTTTTTGATACTGAGTAGCTGCGTTGTCTTGCCAAGCATTAGCCATAATACCACTTTGATTTGGTCCTGCGGCACTACCTGAAGTAAATGCTGAAGTAAATGAACCTGTAACGACTCTTGTTACTAATAATGATTCACCACCATTTGCAAAGTAATTTCTTGCTGCTATTGAGTTTAAATAAGTGTAGTATTGGGAACCGCTTTCTACTGCTCCACCAAAAATAGCTTCATATTGTGAAAATGTAGATACCGCTGTTGGGATATTGACTGGTCCTTTAACTGCTGCTCCAATTATTGCAGCGCCAAACGTAACTGGTCTTGCACCAATAAACGACTGATCATTTTCTCTTGCTAATACACCTGGAGATATTAATGTTTCTGCCATTGCTTATGTTATTATAATTGTTTATTTTATTATAAATATTAAGAATTACCTCAAAAAACTATTTTAGTGGTATAAATTCC